TGCCTTGGAGCGCAGCGGAAAGGAATGGTCATAGCCATGAACAAGGACGATGAAAACAAGGCTGTCCAGCAGCCTGCGGCTGCCGAGGAGAGCAGCCAGCAGCCTGCGGCCGAGCAGGACAGCGGCCTGCCCAAAACACAGGAGGAACTGGATGCACTGATTGAAAAACGGCTGGCGCGGGAGCGAAAAAAGCTGGCAAAAGCTTCGCTGGGAACACAGGCATCCGGCGCTCCGGCGGCGGAAGGCAGTGCGGCACAGCCTGAGGCACAGAGCGCGCAGCCAGGCGTGGACGCTGCGGCTCTGGCGGAAAAGGACCGCGAACTGCTGATTGCCCGGGCGCAGCTGGACGCTTATCGTGAGGGGATCGTCCCCGGCGCGGTGGAGGACGCCGTCTGCCTCGCTGTGATGCAGGCCGAAAAGGCCGGAGAGGCGGATGAGGAGGGCGTGCGCGACGCTTTGAAGGAAGTGCTCAAGCGCCATCCGGAATGGAAGCCCCAGAAAAAGGAAGCCGCGAAGAACGGCTTCAAGGTTGGGGTGGATACGACCGGCGCCGATGGAAAAGACGGCGCGGGCAAGCGTGCCCTGCCTACGGGCACGGTGATTTTGTAAGCGAAAGGATGATTTGAAGTTATGGCAAGAACAAATGCAATCAGCCTGCTGGCAGGCGCCAGCACCCCGGCGACTTTGGCCGAGATTTACGGCCGCGTCATTGAGAACGTGCAGAAAAGCACGCTTTCCACCACGCTGAAAAGCCAGCTATACACGGGGAACCCCGCCGCCGGCAGCGTGGAGTTCAAGCGCTTTGTGAACAGCGCGTCCAAGGCCTACGGCACCGCACGCGCGGCAGCCAAGGGCGATAAGGTGACCGCTCCGCCCACCACGGTGAACCTGAACCAGCACAAGGAGATCGTGGAAGAGGTTGCGAAATTCGACCTTGACACATTTGGCGTGGCGGGCGTCATGCAGCGCCGGGCCGACAATCATGTGGTGAGCATGAGCGCGGAGCTTGACCGTGCATTTTTCGCACAGGCGGCAGCAGATGGAACGGCTTTTTCTCCAGCCAGCGGCGTTACGGCCATTCAGGAAATTGTAGAGAGCATGATCCAGACCCTGGAAACCGTGCACAACGACTATGTGGACGGCGTGGACCGCAGCATGATGGACCTTGTGCTGACGCCGGCCAAGTACGGCCTGCTGCGCACGTTCCTGGACACACAGAGCAATCCCAATGTGGATACGGCCGGTGAGGAGTTCGGGATGTACCACGGTGTGCGCGTATACAGCTGCACACGCATGCCCGTGACCACCGAAACGGTGGAGGAAACCAAAACAAAGACCACTGTGACCGACGCGCTGCTGATGGTGCGCGGCGCTGTGGCACAGCCCGTTGTGGTGAACCAGTACGGCGACCCGGAAAAAATTCAGCTGTCCAACGATTACGCCGTAAGCCTGTTCTATGACTACGGCACCAAGGCGCTGACGCCGGACCTGATCTTCAAGCTGCAGACGTCCACCACGGCGTGAGAGAGGGGCGGACCGCATGGAGAAGTATGTGAACCGGAGCACCGGCGTGCTGCTCCAGCCTGCGCAGGAGAGCGTGGCCGCGATGCTGGCGCGCGACCCGATGTGGGCAATTTGTACACCTGAACCAGAGCCGGAGCCTGAGCCTAAACCGGAGCCGGAGTCTGAACCGGAGCCGGCAAAGACCCGCAAAGGCAAAGCTTCAAAGGAGGAATAACGGATGCAATACGCCAGCAGCGAGGACTACGCAAAATATTGCCCGGGCGGCACAGTGCCGCCGGAGGAGCAGGACGCAGCGTTGGACGCTGCCAGCCGTGACATCGACGGGCTGACCTTTGACCGTATCGTCGCGGTGGGATTCGACCGCCTGACGGCGTTTCAGCAGGAGCTGGTGAAGCGCGCCGTGTGCGAACAGGCGAAGTTCCGGTCTGTATATGCCGAGCTGCTGGCGAGCCCGTTTTCCTCTTACAGCATCAACGGCGTGGCCATGCAGTTTGACGGTGCGGGCATCGTGGAGCGCGGCGGCGTGAAAGCGCCCGCTCATGTGATGAGCCTGCTGCGCCAGACGGGGCTTACGTTTTTGGGGGTGCAGCAATGAAGTGGCCGGAGCTTGTGCCGCCAGCGGTGTGCAGGGTGCCGATCGCCGTGACGCTGACAAACGGAAACGACGAGGACGGTGCGCCGAGGGTGGCTGTGGTGGTGGAAACAATGTGCAATTACAACGGCAAAGGCGGATGGAGCGTGGACGAGCGGCGCCAGGCTGTACGATACACGGCGTCCGCGCTTTTCCCGGGCGATATTGCGCCGGAACTTGTGCATTTGACCGGATGGGCTGACGTACTGGGCGCACGGCTTACCATTCACGCGGCAGACCGTGCGCGTAACCCGGACGGCACGGTGAACTATACCCGTTTGGAGCTGATGTAGTATGGTCGAGATCAAGCTGGATGAGGCGGCGCTGGCCCGGCTGGACGGGGCGGCGAAGGCCGCGGCGCTGGAGACGGTGGAAGCGGTAAAGACCGACCTTGTGAGCAGCCAGACAATGCCGTTTGACACAGGCGCGATGCAGGGCAGCCTGCACACGGAGCAGTTTGACGCGGCGGACGAAAGCCATACGGTGCTCCAGACGGACGGCCCGCAGGCCCGGCGGCTGTATTTTCATCCCGAGTACAATTTCCAGCGCGGGAAGAACCCAAACGCCGGGGCCGCCTGGTACGGGCCTTATGAAGCGGGCGGGGTAAAAGAAAGATTTATCCCCGACACTTTTGCGGCGCGGATGAAGGAGAAAATACCATGATGCTGGAAAGGTTGAAAAACTACATCAAAGCGAATACCGACGTGGGCGAGGGCATCCAGTTGGGCGGCATCGACGGGAATACGGAGAAATACATCGGCGTATATCCCGGGAAACCGCCGGCTGCGCAGCGCGTGTGCCTGGGTGGAGCAGAACAGACCCGCGCCGGCGAGTTTTATGCCACGGTGCTGGTGCATTGGGGCAGGAACATGCGGTCCGCACAGGCCAAAGCTGATGCGGTATACGCTTTGTTTTATGCCCGCGGGGCCTTCGACATGGACGGCTGCACCGTGTGCGCCGTGGAGCCCGGCGGCGGGCCCGTGCCTGTGGGGAAGGACGACCGGGGTGTGTGCGAGTTCGTGATAAACCTGAAAATGACTTACATGAAGGAGTGAGAGTATGGCGGCAAAGACGGGCGTATATCCCGTATTTGAAAACAAATTCAAGATCGGTGCCTCTGCCGAAAGCCTGAACACCATTGCCGAGATGGAAAACTTCAGCGTATCCATCGACGGGAATGTGGAGGAATGGAGCCCGATGGAGCAGGAGGGATGGCTGAAACGGATGGTGACGGGCAAGGCCCTGACCATCAGCCTGTCCGGCAAACGCTGCATCGGAGACCCGGGCAACGATTTTGTCGAGGCCAGTGCCTGGGGAACAGGTTCCGACTGCGAAGCGCATTTCGAATGGGAGTTCCCCAGCGGCGCGAAGCTGGCTTTCCCCTGTGTGCTGAGCGTGACCAACCCGGGCGGCGGCGAGAGCCGCAATGTTGCGGGATTGGAATTTGACGTAATGTCCAACGGCAAGCCGACGTTTACCCCCGCTGCCGGCGCCTGATATGCATAGGCCCCCGCTCTTTTCGGCGGGGGCTTTCTTTGAAATGAGAGGAGAAAACGACATGGGAAAATTGTACACGCTGGACGGTAAGCTGCTGACCGAGACGCCGGAGATCCGCATCGGTGAAAAGGTGTATCCGGTAGACAGCCGGCAGAAGACCGTGAAAAAGATCCTTGCGCTGTCGGATGACGAAAGTGTGCCGATGGGCGAACGCATCGACGAGGCGCTGAAGCTTGCGCTGGGCGATGAAAACGCGGTTGAAATCGACCGGATGGACATGCCGTTCCCGGCTTATCAGCGGCTGTTTGAGCTTGTGATGAACGCAGTGACCGGGCAGGAGGACGAACCGGACAAGGCCCGATTTCAGACAGAAAAAGGCTGACGAGTGGTATGACCTGGACTATGACGCCGTGCTGATCGAGCAGAGCATCGCCAAACAGTACGGCATCCTGCCGGCTGCGCAGGGAGAGCTGGGCTGGGCCGAATGGGTAAAGCTCGTCGGCGGCCTGATGGATGACACGCCGCTGGGGCGCGTGGTGGCGGTGCGCAGCGAGAGCGACGCGAGCCTTGTGCGCAATATGCCGCAATGGCAGAAACAGCTGCGTACGGAGTGGGCGGCGTTCCGTGCAAAGAGGGATATGATGCGCATGGGCGCGGCGGGGGTGCGAAGTGAAATGGATGCACTGGAGCGCATGATGGCGAAGATGTTTGGAGGTGAGTGATATGCCGGAGGGCACAGGCGTAGGCAGCGTATATCTTGACTTTGTTGTGCGCAACACGGTGGCGCAGCAGATACGGGATATCACAAGCCAGGCAGCCGCACAGGCACAGAAGGGGTTCGAGGCCGCCGGAAAAGCCTCCGGCGACGCCATGCAGCGCGCTTTCAGCGGGGGATACAACAAGACACTGGAGAAAGCGCGCGTCAAGGTGCGCGAGTTGGAAAGCCAGTTTGACAGCCTGGGCAGTAAGATGGACGGCATGCGGCAGAGCGCCAAAGGAATGTTCAAAGGGCTGAAAGACCCCGGACGCGCGGCCGATCAGTTTTTGGGGAACGACAAAGCGTTCAATGCCCTGACCGCACAGCAGGAGGCTGTCAGCCAGAAGCTTCTTCAGGCACAGGAAGTTTTGCGCATTGAGACAGAGGCGGCCTCGGCGAAAGCCGCGCAGGCGCAGCAGCGCGCGCAGGAAAAAATGGCGGCAGCGGCAGAACGCTCCAAGGCCAGGCAGGAGGCGGCCGAAGCCAAAGCAGCCGCGGCGGAGGAACGTGCGCGGCAGCGTGCTGTTGCCGCAGCAGAGCGGGCAGAAGCAAAAAAGACTGCGGCCGCTGAACGCGCCGCAGCGGCGGAAAAACGGGCGCAGGCGCGGGCCGCAAGGGAGAGCGAGAAGCAGTGGCAGAAAGCCACAAAGGGCATACGCGGCCTGTTCAAAACCGTCGGCAGCACCATGAAGGCGACCTTCCTTACGGCGGGGCTGTACGCGTTTTTCCGGGCAATGAAAAGCCTGATGTCCGGCGCGGCCGGGCAGAGCAAGGAGTTCAGCGCCGCATTGGAGGGCGTCAAAAGCAATCTCCGCACAGCGTTTGCCCCCATTCTCGACGCCGTCCTTCCGGCCCTGACGGCCCTGATGCAGGGGCTTGCGAACGCCACGCGCGCCGTGGCCGCTTTTATCGCTTCGATTTTCGGGCAGACCTTTGCGCAGGCGGAGGCCGCGGGCAAAAAGCTCCAAAGCGTGAGCAGCGCGGCGGGCGGCGCTGCCAAAAAGGCAAACGCCACGCTTGGCATTGACGAGCTGAACGTCGTTGATCCGGGCGGGGGCGGCGGTGGCGGTGGGGCCTCCGCCGCAATCGCAGATACCGGCGAGGAAATGACCGGGCTGATGAAGCCTTTGGAGGCGTTTTGGGCGCGTTTCAAAGAGCTTATGGCGCCTTCCATTGCCGCGTGGAGCGCTGCATGGGACCAGATACAAGGCAAGGCCGTGGAGGTATGGCCGCGGGTGCAGGCCGCTGCGCAAAACCTGTGGGATACCGGACTGAAACCGCTGGGCGATTATCTGCTGACGGATTTCGCGCCCAGCGTGGCGAATGCCTTTTCCGAGGCGTTCGCTCCCATTACGGGCGATGCGATCAGCGCGAAGCTGCAGATGTTTGCTGATTTCTTTGTGTGGGCGTGCGGTATCGTGACGGATGCGGTCAACAGTGTATTGCTCCCCGCGCTGAACCTTGTAAAGCATATCTGGACCGGCCTGATGGACGGTATCAAAGCCACCTGGGAGCAGTACGGAGAGCCGATCTGCGACGGCGTGGTAGAGGCGTTCAATTGGATATTGGATATCCTTCAAAGCCTGTGGGATACCGCGGTGAAGCCGTTCCTGCAGTACTGCATTGAAAAAGGCACGGAGCTTTGGGACCAAACGCTCAAACCGCTGTGGGATAACTTTGTGGGCATGGCAGCGGATATCATCCAGTACATCCTTACCTGGTGGAATGAGGTTCTTCTGCCTTTTATCAACTGGATCGTTCAAGTGTTCGGGCCATACTGGGAGAAAATCTTCGAGGGCGTTGTCAATGTGGTAAAGTACGTTGTGCAGCGCATCGGCGACAGTATAAACATCGCCATCACTCTATTCCGCGGGCTGCTGCAATTTTTCACCGCAGTGTTTCGCGGGGATTGGGACGGCGCCTGGGAAGCGGTGCAGAACACAGTCGTAAAAGTGTGGGACGGCATCAAAAATGCCATCCGGAACACGGTGAACGGGATCATTGACATCGTGAACGGCATGATAGCGGGCATCTGCGCGGGCATCAACGCGATTTTGCGGGCCGTGAGCAGTGTGGCCGGAAAGCTTGGATTTGATATCTCGCCGCAGGTAACGCCGCCGCAGATCCCGCACCTGGCACAGGGCGGGTACGTGGCAGCCAATACGCCGCAGCTTGCCCTTATCGGCGACAACAAGCGCGAGGGCGAGATCGTGGCGCCGGAGAGCAAGATCGCGGAGGCCGTCGCCGCTGGAATGGCAGGGGGGCTGAACGGCGCGGAGCTGCTGGCGCTGCTGGGGCAGATGCTGGAAATTCTTCGGGCGCTGCTGGAAAAAGACGAAAGCATCACCATCGGGGACGACACCATTTATCGAAGCTACGAGCGGGGAAAGCAGGCGCGCGGACGGCGCGTTGTGGGAAACCCTGCATTGTTATAAGGAGGCGGTATATTTGGCATGGATCGAAACAGCGGGCGGCATTGCTCTGCCGCCTCCTGAGCTCGGGAGCTGCGGCGTTACGATCTCCACAATGGTGGACGGCGCACGCAATGGGAACGGCGATTTCATAGGGCAGGTGGTGGGCGACGACAAGCTCAAAATCGAGGTCTCGTTCGGTATGCTGACACCGTCGGAGATGCAAACACTGCTTTCCCTGTTCGACCGCAAGCGCGGCGGGAAGTTCATCAACACCTTTCGTGTGTTCGACCCCCGTGTGAATGATTTCGTATACATGGACATGTATGTGGGGGACCGGAGCGGTACGCCCGTCCGTATCGACGCCGCACGGTGGCTTCCGGGTGCATGGAAAAGCGTCAAGGCGAATCTGATCCAGGTGTAAAAGGAGGCGGAAGGATGTATCCAGTATCTGCGGCATACCGGCACGCGATGCGCCGGCAGGTGCGCGACCAGGGATATGTACGGCTGCAGTTCGGCATCTTTGATGCCAGCGCACCGGGGGACGCCGCGGTAACGGTACCGCCGGGCACATGGTACTCGGACGCTTCGGTGCTGGATGGCGGAGAAAGCCCGGTGCGCGTGAGTTATGCAACCTTTGAGGGGGACCGCATGCGGCTGGACGGCACGCAGCGGCTGCTGCCGGAGAGCGGCGCGGAGCTTGCGGCGCAGGGCTTTGTGAGCGCGGCGCTGTGCGGCGCGGACGGCGTTTTTGCATCGCCTCCGGTGGTAAGCGTGGCGTTTGGTACGGTGCATTCCATGGCAGGCCTGACGCTGGATTTTGGGGACTGCGTGCCCGCGCAGATCACGGTGCGGGCCTATACGGCCGGCGCGCTTGCGGACACATTCGTTGTAACGGACGCGCTGGAGCCGTATTACCGCGGGGAGTTCCTGCTGGAGGATGTGGACGCGCTGGAAATAAGCTTCGACAGGATGCGCACGCCGTACACCCGTGCGCGGCTGAACGAATTGCGGTATGGCGTGGGCTATACGTTCGGAAACGATGAGATCATCGAACTGGCCGAGAAGCACACGGCCTCGCCGCTTTCCCTCTCGCTGCCTACGGCGTCGCTGTCCTTTACGCTGTACAACGAGGAGGGGCGCTTCTCTGTGGAGGGCGGCACGGCGCTGCAGCGTTTTCTTGCGGAGGGGCAGGACGTTGCGCTGTCCTACGGGCAGACGCTGGAGGACGGCCGTGTGGAGTGGGTGCCGACGCACCCGTGGTATCTGGACAGCTGGAAGGTGGACGGCATCCGCGCCTCTTTCACGGCCTTTGCGCTGTTTGAACGGATGGGAAAGACGACGTATGAAAAAAGCGTGTTTGGCGACGGCGGCAAAACGCCGTATGTCCAGGGACGGGAGGAGTTGGAGAAGGTACTGGCCGATGCGGGCGGGTACTCTTACCGTCTCGGCAAATCCGTGACGCGCTGGATGCTCCCGCTGCCTGTCGCAACACACGCCGAGGCGGTGCAGCTGCTCGCCAACAGCAACCTTGCAGCACTGAGCGAAGCAAGGGACGGCGCCATCGTGACGAAGGCGCCCGGAGCAGGGATCACGCTGGCGCCGCTGACCTTTTCCGCGCCCGCGCATTTGTCGGAGCAGGCGGCGTTTTCGAGCGACGCGCTGACAGGGGCGCCGGGCGCGGAATACGCCACGTTCGAGCAGGACTTCATGCGGCTGGACGGCACGCAGCGGATGGTACCGGACAGCGGAGGCTATCTGCCTGGCGAATGGGTATGGGAGGACGTTGCCGATGCGTCCGGGGCGTTCCCGGATGGGAAAACAGCCGCGTTCGGATACATAGGACGGGATGCAAACAACATTGAAGAGACGGACAACTGCGCCGGCGGCGTGACGGTGACCTTTGGTCCCGGCCCGCTGCCGGAAAAAATATATGTGTATTCCCGCAGGGCAGGAGAAGCCTGGACACAGCCGCAGGAATATACGCCATCAGCTCATACGGAGACGTTTGAGTTCCCGGCCGTGCCCGCGTGTTCCTGGCAGATAACGTTCGGAAAATGCGCGCCGAACCGGAGGGCGCGGCTGCTGACGTGGCGGCTCAACGGTGTGGATATGAGGGCCGAGGCATACGGCGACCCGAAATACGAGATGAAGCCGCTGCTGAAAGACATCACGGCATATGTACCGCTGGTGTCCTATTTTTCAACGGCGGTCTCGGACGCGCAGCGCAGGGAGATCTATTCGGGAAAGCTGCCGTCGGACGGGCAGTGGAACCGCATCGAGCATGATCTGGCGATATCGCCGCAGCTGCGCACCGGTGATACCGGCGTAACGGCGGAGGCGAGGCACTACGGGTATGTGTCCTATGTGAAGTTTACCGCATCCACGGTGCATGACGTAGAGTTTTCCATCTGGAGCAACGGGTACAACCTGACGACGCTGGAACGCAGGCTGGATGCGAACCCGCGCGGGGAAACGTTCGACTGGGAGAACCCGGTGCTCGTGCACTGGGTGGACGCAAACTGGCCCGGGTTTCTGAACCAGATCCGGGAATATTACGCGGCCCGGGTGGTGACAACGCTGGAGACACGCGGCGACCCGCAGTATGACGTGCTGGACGTGCTGCCGCTGGAGGATGGCACATGGGGCGTTGTTGAGAGCATCGAGACGCGCTTCAGCGGCGCGTTTCGCGGGACGATGACGATACGGAAGGAGCGTGGCGCGGATGGCCTGGACAGCGCCTAAAACGGATTGGAAAGTAACGTACGGCCCCGATGGAGAATATACGGGGGATTTCTTCAATGTGGATGACTACGACCGCATCAAGCAAAATATCGAATATCTGCGGGAGTATGCGTATTTTCTGTATGGCGGTTTTACCATGCGGGGCATGGTGGCTGTAACGGTGGAGAGCTATGGATATGCCTCCACCATCGACGCACTGGACGCGAATCTGGAGGCCATTGCCGCGAATACGTTCCGGCCGCCCGACATGCTGCCTGTGAAGCAGTGGCGCGGCAACCAGCCGCCGCCTGGGGCCGACGACTGGAACCGCATCGAGAACACATGCCTGCTGCTTTTTGAGCAATTTGAACGGCAATCTGCGTGTCTGCCGAAGCTGGCATTTGAACTGAAAGGAAGTGCATTTTGATGGCGTTAAAAACGGATTACAAAGATTACATCCCGCCGTCCGGAGGCCGCAAGTATAAAATTACGGCCAATTCCGATGGTTCGTCATCCGTTGAAGATATTACCCAATATCAGCAGGTCGGCGATACCTGGGGCGCGGAGGATATCAACCAAGTGAATAAGCTGGTGAATGGTGCGGTGTATCCGAACCTCGGAACAAACACAAACTTTTCCAATCCAATAAATCAAAGAGGTGCAGCTTCTTATACGACTGCTACCGAAGCTCATATGTATTGTATTGATAGGTGGCGTATCTTAAAAAATACTACATATACCGTGGCTTCTTTTACTTTAACTGCCCCTAGTTATGCAGCACGTGCATGCGGTATGTGGCAATCAAATGAAATGGGAGCGCACCAACTGAGTATTGGTGACGATGTTACGGTGTCGATATATGCCAACGGAAAGCTGCATACCCCGACAATGAAAGTGATTGACCGCGATTTGTATGATGCTTTTGCAAACGTCCCTGCCAGCTATGATTGCGACGACTTTGAAATCGTGCTTTGTACCTATGCGGGAGACAACACTATGTATAACCTTGGCATTTACCCGAAGAAGCCGCTCACCGTCAATTATATTAAGTGGGAAAAAGGCAGCGTGGCCACGCCGTATGTGCCCAAGGCTTTTGGCGACGAGTTTTTGGAGTGCTTGCGGTATTTTGTCGGCGGTGTGGGTATTGGTTCTGCTGGTATTGTATCGGGTTCCACGTTCCGTGTACTCATTCCAACCCCTGTGCCTATGCGCACCGCTCCGTCGGTTACGGTCAAGGTTGCCGACAACGTGGTGTATAACGGTACGTTTAAAGCGCTGAATACGACAGTTTCGAACATAACGCGGCAACGCAACGGTATACACCTGCATATCGGTATGGCGGCATCAGGCGTTAACAACTATCCGGGTATTGCATATGGTCTGCAATGCGATTTGTCGGCCGATTTGTAAAGGAGTGAAACAGTATGGATGAAAAATATATTGTTTATGTGCGTGCGGATGAGGCCGGTCGAATCGTGGAGATAAACAGCAGCGCGTTTCTGGCCGACACGGCGGGTTGGACGGCCATTGATGAGGGCTACAGCGATAAGTACCACCACGCGCAAGGCAACTACTTTGCATTGCCGCTGTACGGGCCGGATGGCTGCGCGAACTACAAGCTGGCAGACGGCGCACCCGTAGAGCGCACAGATGCGGAGAAAGCGGCAGAGATCGCCGCGCGGCCCGCGCCGGATCCGACACAGCTTGACCGTGTGGAGGCGCAGATTGCCTACACGGCCATGATGACAGACACGATGCTGGAGGGTTAAGCATGTACTACAACATTAAAAAGTGGTACGACATGGGCCTGTGGAGCGCCGCGCAGGTGCGGCAGGCCGTCCTTAAAGGCGTTATTTCCGAAGCGCAGTACAAAGAAATTGTTGGGGAGGCGGAAAGCGCATGATGATTTTCAAGGGGCGCAACCGTGTGACCTCCGGCTTTCGACTGGCAGCTCGCCCGAGCCACAACGGCATTGACATTGTAGGTGACGACGATAAAACAGTGCACGCTGTCGCGGGCGGCACGGTGGGCTTTGCGGGTGCCGTGTCCAAAAGCGCGGGTGGCCTGACGTGGCAGTGGGGCTATTATGTGCGCATTGACGGAAATGATGGGCGCAAGTATTACTACTGCCATTTGGCGGCGGGCAGCCTGCGTGTACGGGCCGGGCAGCGGGTACAGGCTGGCACGGCGCTTGGCACGATGGGAAACACCGGGTACAGCTTCGGCGCGCACACGCATTTTGAAGTGCGCAATGCTTACGGCACAGCCATAGGCCCGGCAAGTTATGCAGGCGTGCGGAATGCGGTTGGTACTTATGCAGATACAACGGACAAGGAGGACAACGACATGAAATTCTTGAAGGTGACGAGCGGCAAATGCGAGGTGTTCACCGCGCCCGATGTGAATGCGGTGGACAAGTCCTACGACGGCGGAAAGCTGACCGAGGGCGTGTGCTACCCGGTGCAGGCCGAGGTGGGCAGCTCCGGCGGGTACAGCTGGGTGCGTATTTTCGTGGCGGGAGTGCAGCGTTACGCCGTGGTGCTGGCCGACCGCTGCCAGCTTGTGACGCTTTCCCCGGGCGACGCGTTCACGGCCTGCGTGGCGCAGGGAGGCGGCGATACGGCGGAGTTGGAAAAGCAGCTTGCAGAGGCGAACGCCCGAGCGGATGAAGCAGACCGGCGTGCAGCCGCAGAGACGCAGCGCGCTGACCGGGCGGAAGCTGGGGAAAAACGCGCGAACGAGCAGGCGGGCGAATATTTGCAACGCATCGAATCGGCCAAAACTGCGTTGGGGGTGTAAGGCGATGGAGAGCATCATCGTCGCGCTTATCACGGGCGTGCTGTCCCTGGTTGGCGTGGTAATTACCAATACGGCGGCCGCCCGGCGAACAGAGAACAAAATCACCACAGCGCAGGCCGTGACGGACACAAAGCTGGACGAGCTGACGCGGGAAGTGCGGGAGCACAACGGCTTTGCCCGGCGCATGCCCGTTGTGGAGGAACAGATCAAGGTAGCGAACCACCGCATCAGCGACCTGGAAAAATGGATGGAGGGTAAATAATATGAACATGATCGTACTTGTACTTATGATGGCCGTAACGGTGGAGGCGCTAATCGAATACGCCAAGACCTTCGGCAAAGCAATCATCGAAAAGCAGTGGAAAACCGCCGCCACGCAGGCGGGGGCCGTTGCGCTGGGCGTGCTGCTGTGCTTTGGCGTCGGCGCGGATTTTTACGCCGCGTTGGGTGTGAACTTCAGCGTAGCGTGGCTGGGCATTGCGCTTACGGGCGTTTTTGCTAGTCGCGGCGCGAATTATGTATCCGACCTTGTGAAGAAGTTGCAGGCGTTGGGCGCGGCGAAAACTGAATAATATATGACGAAAGCCCCCGGTTCAGGATTTCTCCTGGCCGGGGGCTTTTTTGATTTAATATAGCTGCATAAACATTGGAACGCATTTAGCATTTGCAGCGTCTTGTGGTATATGAAAGTAATCTCTAATCGGGGAAAATCCCATACGTTCATAAAATGGGACGGCTTTAGGGTCCGCAGCTAGCACCAAATGTCGAATGCCCAATATGATGTCGTTTGTTTGTGTTGCAACTGTGATAGCAATATCTATTAAGGCTCGGCCAACGCCCTGCCTTTCATAGTTTTTATGTACAGCAAGTTCCGCAATCTCTAAAGCAGGCTCACCAGTCCAGACTTGCTTTCCACGCACCTCAATCTCCGTAAGCAAAGATGATGCTTTCAAACTGATGTAGCCAACAATAACTTCCTTTTCTTTATTCAAAAGAACATGGGTTACAGACCGACCCGCTTTGTTATCTGAAATCGCGCAAAATCGGATATACTCTACAAAGTGTTCTGGATTTCCACAAGAAAGAGGGTTGACCTCAAATCTGAAAGCCAACCCTGCAAGTTTATTTGTGAATTTTTCCCAGCACGCATCAATCATTTGCTCTTTTTCAATTTATCTGCAAACGCCTGTGCTTCTCGGATTCGTTCTTTTGAAATAACCGGAATAGGTTTCTCCGGGTTCTTTCTTTGACCAGCAATATACACCATATTAGACCTTCCTGATGTCATGATGTTCACCTATTCCTTTCTTGGGTTAGTATGAGTTCACATAATCTTACCGATGTTTACCTCGGTACAACATATTATATGTCAGTCGCTTGAAAAGTTCAACAATTTTATGTGGTCCAGATCAAATTTCACATTTTACACATTGACACAATTCCATATTTAGCATTTTCTTATTTATAGTATACCATAAAAATGCCATCTATGCAAAAAGGTTGCCGCCCCCGTCCGTGGATAACGGGCAAGGGCGGCAAGGCATCGCGCGAAGTGGGAAGCGCGGCTATGAGGATACAATACCACAATAATATGGTTTTGTCAGCTAAAATTCCGTTAAATTTATACAGTTCATCAACGATGCCAAGAAGACAAGAATGCAATGAGGTAAAATATGGTCCTAGCGCGCGATAACGCTACCTATCGAACTTCAAACACATCAGGTGTAATTTGTTTTACCGTGCTATATGTAATATTGCTCGGCATAGGATAGCAATACTCGATTATCTTTCCAGTATTAGCTTCAGCAAACACTTCTCGCGCTGTTTCTTCAGTGTAAGCCAATACCATATAATAATAAGGTATATTATAAGAATCTCTTGCAACAATAGTATATTTTCCTGTACTCAT